GGTCAAACTGCTGGAAGGCCCACTCGTCAAATATGATTAAATCCGCTGTAAAGGATCTCGCTGCGTTCTCACCACTGGCAAAGCACTGGAATGTGCTATCACTCTTTCCAGGAAAGTGAATAGTGACTGACAAGGCATTTGACTCAAACCATGCCCCAGTCCATCCACTACGATCTGTCTTCTCTCTAATAAGGAATTTCATGTTGCGGAGAATTAAAACCATCCTACGAACAAGCTCTTTTGCCTCTGTCTCTGACTTTGACAAGCCGATTACAGACCGTCCAGTGTGGCACAACATAACCCAGCAAGCATAATGTAAAACCAGCCAGGAAATACCAAGCTGTCTTGCCTTCAAGATGATAGTCCACTTATGGCTCACCATATCGTTTAAAGCCTGTTTTTGCTCATTCCATAGCTTAAACGGTACAACTATCTCCGGTGAATTTCTGTCCTCAATATGGCCGTATTCCTCAACAAAATAGACTATATGAGACGAACAATACCCTATCTCATTTTCTCTTAGGTCATTCAGAAGACTCATTTAACTGCTCCACGATCATATCTACTAATCTCTGCAAGGAATAGCCCTTCTTGTCCGCTATCCTTTTAAGTCCTGACAAGTCCACTCCATCAACATACAAAGTATTCGTTAGCTGGATTTTCCCCTCGATAAGTTTATCTGCCAGGATTCTAAGTATCTCTACTTCCAAAAGGCCAAGCTCTTTCCCCTTTTCCTTTAGCTTGTCCCTCTGGTAGTCGTTTAATCTGACTCCGACAACTGAAGTCTTCATTATCTCCACCCATTCTCTATTGCAAGCCTATATAGGTTTAATAGGCTGTTATAGGTATCATTTCCGTTCTCGCCAAGCCTACGTGATATATCGTCCTCGTCCTGTGGTCTTTCTACTCCCATTCTGGCAAGTAACTCCATTGTCCTAGGTGACATTGCGGAATAATTTACAGTTGCCTCCAAGTAAGGATCATACTCGGCATCCCTATAGGAAGACTGTTCATCTGAGGCATACCCCATCTGCTCATTTCTTAGCCCCTCAGTGGATAAGTCATTTACTCTCTGAGCGGCCTCTCTCTTGTCCCTTAAACCTTCAGCCCATTCCACTTGCTCCTGACTATAATTGTCCGGGAACTCCAAAATGTCATTTGTTAGACTCCATGCTCCCTCATATACATTCAAGGGAAGCGATTCTCCTGTTGTGACATTCTTCTTACGGCTGACAAGGCCGTTTCGCTCCAAGACTGGCAAGGGTCCTGAAACTGCTGCTAATGGGTTCCATCCGGCAGCCGGCTCCCAAGTCTGAACAGGTGCTTCCACTGTAGGCTGATTGAAATACTCAATACTCTGCGGTGTATGTCTATCTGGCAAGGAAGGATTCTTCACCGAAAACATATCGTCCGACAAAGTATTTCCATATCTCTGTCCGTTGATATCCTGTCTCGGTCTATTCGCCAGTTCATTGATTGCTGTCTGGCTTACATCAATCGGTATATTCAGTTGATTTCTGTTTCCAAACGGCATATTGTACCTCTATATCTCAACCTGTCAGCATGACACAAGTTACATGGCGAAAGGTATTTACTCAAACTCATTGATAGGTGCTAACAGGTTGATTTCTAAAAATTAAAAATTTCCAGATTAGGGTAGTTATCTTAAATTCAATCAAGATTGCTTTGAAAGCCTCTTGAATACTGGACTTATTTCTCTCACTACCCCTCTGAGTTATCAGCTTATCGTGTATAACCCCTAGGATATATTCAATACTGTGTATCGTAATTCCGTTGATATGTTAAAATCGGTCAAGGAATTGTACTCTCTCAGGTGATAACACTTTGGTTTTTGGAGAAAATATTTTAATGGGCATTTTGGAGTCCCGCGGGAATCGCTGGCCCCTGGGTGCGCCGGGGGAGTACCCTCCACCCCTCCACCACCTACCGATCTAGTATAGAAGCCTATTCTTCTACTCTATGTAGTGATACACTCTCACTCTTCTTTTATGATCCCAGTGTGGGCCGTTGGCTATTCAACTATTCGCTAAATCATTGTTTGTGGAATAGTTAAAGAGCTAAAAAGAAAACCTCCAAAGCTAGGTATTTACTGGCTTTAGAGGTCTTTTGTACTTGTTTTATTAGCTTGTTTTACTTCCTGACCTTTACCACATCACAATATATTGTGGTCACTCGGCTGTTTTATCCCTGTTTAATATCCTTTCTATTCTCTCCCGGTCTTCCGGTGTGATCGTCTCAACCTCGGCAGCTATTTTTTCTGTTGGTTTCTCTCCTACTGTATCGCGTAGAAATTCCCACGCTTTAGCATTGCCGCGTGCTGCCTGCTTTAATGCTGCCGCTATGATCATATCTAAATTAGTTGCGTCTTCTTTTAGCTCTAAATCTTCTATAGCTTCTTTATTAGCTTTTTTCGATAATATTCCGTCTATAGCTTCAGCGAATGACTTCCTTTGTGCTACCTTTGCGTTTAAAGCCTCGGCGCCCATCTTTTGCACTTCCTTTGTTGCCTGTCTTAAAATGCCTTTACTATATACCCATTTATCATTGTTTGGGTTTGTTGTACCGTCTGGAAGTTCCTTAAAATACTTTTCTATTATTTCATCCGGTACAATGTAATTATCTTTTTCGTTTTTACCTATTGCTATTTTATCAAGATCAATTTTTCCGTCTTCAGTCCTGGGAACTTCTGGAAGATTAGCCGGATCAATATTCAATTTTTTAATGGTTTTATCTTCCATAGTTTTTTTTACTCCATATAATAGAAATAATTGTTTTATAGCCTCACTATATCAATTATATTAATATTTCTTTTTCTCTTTTGCTTCTTTTCTCTTTTTCTTTGTTGCCTGATCTCCTGGCAGCTTCCAAACAAAAAAGCCGGTATAATTCCGGCCCTTTGTTTTTGTTGGTATGAGGTATTTGTTGCGGGGAATAATTTCACCTAACTTTTTATACTATTATTGTAAATTAATATTGGGGTTTTGTTGCACAATCTTTTTAATTATCTTGTTTTTGTTCCTGATCTTCTACAACTATTTGTTTGGGTATGCCACACTTAAAAAGTTTTTCTTCTATTGCTTCCCTTATAAACTCGCTGGAATTTTGGCCGGTCTTATCTGCTGCTAATTTTATCCGGTCTTTGGTGCCTTTATCCATCACAAAACTTATGCGCTCTTTTTTCTGGCTTATATACCAATAATCATATTGTGCTTTAGTCTTAAATTCTGTCGTTTTAGGTCTTCCCATGCTTGAAACCTCCTATTTATGCTATTTTTACGCTTTTATCATATCATAAATATTATTACTTGCGTATAGTAATATTGCACAATCAAATATAGTTTTACTTGTGCAAGTTGTAGAAATTAAAAAACTTGTGCAAGTAGTATTGACAATTTATACTTGCGCTAGTATTATGAACTTACAAACAAACAAGAAACCACTTCACAACTACACCGGATCATTAAATCAATTTAAGCGGTATGGTCCAGCGGATAGAAGTCAAAAAGTAAAGGAGATAAAAATTATGGCAGCAAACAAATTTGAATCAATTAGAAAAGAGCTTGAAAACATGAAAGGCCGCAGCGCTTGGGAGCGCGGAGTTATTGGTTACGCCTTGGAGATCCTGGATCAGGTAGAAGAAAGATCAGAGTATGAAGGGCAGGAACCGGAAACAATCGAAGCCCTTAACGATTATATGTTAAACGGTGCAGAGGACTGGAAACAAGCAAGTTGGGGCGGCTCTTATGAGATATACGATGGAGACATAGCCGAAAGACTTTGCAACCCTTCAGAATTAAAGAAGACAAGAAACGGCGAAAGAAGACCTAACAGCCGCGAAGAATGGTTAGATGTTCAGGCCAGAGCGCTCTTCCAGGCAGCAAACAAGATCAAAAAGCTTTATAGAAAGGAGGCTTGAATATGATTACAAAATACACCACAAAAAGAGATGTAAATGGAAACAGATATACTTTGACTGTTGACGACTTCCACAAGACTTTTGAAAGAAACTACAACCCTTATAGCTACACCGATTATATAACGATCACAAAAAGAGATAGAAACAAGCTAATAGATCAGCTTCTTGAAAACGGCTACACCGAATTATAATAACCAGCCTCCGGAGAGGATCACAACCGGCCCCAACTAACCGGCGGAGGCTTTTAAACAAATAACCCTAATAGGACAAAACAAGGAGACAAGCAAATGGAATTTAGAATAAAGGACCTGACAATACAATCATACCGGAGCTTTGAAGGAAGCTGGGATCAATTTGAAAAACAGAACGATAGAAACGACGCAAAAATAAAGAGACTTTTCCAGGATCTTCAGGACGGAAAAAATAACGGTTTCTACCTTGTTAGCGATAAAGAGTTTAAGTTATACCACAAAAGCACAAAAGAGGCCGGAGCTATCCAATATTCATACGGGTTTTATAAAGACGGTGAATTGATACCATGTGGAGATATTCAAATGCACGACTTTAACGATCTTTTAAGAGAAGGATATCCAGCCGGAATATATAGAACAATAGCATAATAGGACAAAAGAAAAGGAGAAAAACAATGGAAAAAATCACATGGAAGGCAAGAGAACACGAAACAAATTATCCGATTGATCACATGATGGAAGCATTTGACGATATCCTGGCAGCAATGAGCAACAAGCTATTTAAAGATATAGAGCTTATACAGGACAATGAAGGCATAGCAATTAGATATTACGTAACAATAAACGACAAACAAATTACAAAATATTTTGAGACCGATCAAGGAGAGCCGGAATTAAAGGCCGATATCATGGAATATCTGTTTAGTATGTTAGACGGTGTAGCAAATATCTAAAGGAGGACAAAAACAATGAAAACATACACATTTACTAATATTTTCGACAAAAAATCTTATACAGTCGCTGCCAGTGATGATAATAGACTGTTTTGTTTACAGGACAATGAAGCAGCCGCCGGCGCTAAATGTAAATACTGGATAAAAGTAAAAGAAGATCACGAATTTACATACAAAATACAAAAGACTCAAATCAAGGCAAACAACGGCGCAGCCGGCCTAGTTGATTTCATACAAGAAGCATACACATTAAATTATTGTGAATGTGGCGTAAATATCATCATAAAGGCTATTTTAGAAGGAAAAGTAAAAGAGGCAGCATAACAACCAACGGGCCGCCGGTCCCACAATACCGGCAGAAAGGACAAAAAATGGCATACCAGGCAACCAAAGTTATTAAACAGTATGAAGATGAAGAGCATATGTTTTTCTTAGAGAAAATACAGGACTTTTACTTCCAGGAGACTTATTTCATGGTTTGTGACCTGATCGGTGATTATTGCGAAACTTTCGACACACTGAAGGAAGCACAAGAAGACTTTAACAACCTGATCGAATACAACAAGACCCACTGAAGGAGGCAAACAATGAGAAAGACTTTTAAATATATCTATAAGGACCCTGAAGGCAGACAGACAATATTAACAAAGTCAATTACAGACAAGATGGAACCGCGAGACGATCACAAAAAAGAAGCAGCAGCCGAATATTTCACCGATATGCTAAAGAGACAATATAAGGACTTTATTTATCCGGTAGTAGTTAGAAATATACAGGAGGTTTAAAGAATGTATAAGGAATTGAAAAAGGCTATTATTGAATGGTTATTAGAGAACGGCAACCAGTGGCAGCGTGTAAATGCTTGTCACGATCATTTCAGGCAATACGTATATACACCAGAAGGACAATATTGTATAGGCGGCGAAATAGTAAGCGATTTTATCAGCAAGGCCGATAAGTTGATTTATGGATGAAGGAGGACTAAACAATGAAGAACAATTACAAGAATCTAACAGAGCTAAAGAAGGGAAAATTTATTATTGTTACTGAAAACGGTTATTATCATAGCTACTACGATATAGACATTCCGATCTTCTGCATGGTACCCAACAGTGAAGTAATTATAGGTTTTATACAAGAGGACACATAATAGGACGATAAAACGGCCCCCTGGATCATTCCAGGAGGCTTATTTTTATTTGTTTTTTATATCGTCTATAAGGATATCTCTTAAAGCTATGAGATCATGCACTATATGATTTATAGCATCCACAACCTCAATTTTGGTTGATACTTGTATTATGCTTTTATATCTTTGGTAGCCTTTTTCTGTGGCAGAAAAAACAGACACTTGAAAACCGTTATTTATGCCCCATCCGGTGAATTTATCCAACTTTACGCAGCCGATTATTTTATTTTGGTTTTGCAGCTCTCTGATCTTCTTGTTAAGCTCGTTCCGCTGCTTGATTAGCTCTTTTAAGTCTTCCATGCCGCACCTCATTATTTTGCATTTACAGCCTCTTTTAGTCTCTTTTGTACGTTGGTTGTATATTTTACTATTGCCTTGTTTCTACGCTCTGTTTTGACCTCTGAACGCCTTTTAGCAAGCATTATTGCGCTTAGTGTACTCATTACTCTCTCCATAAACTGTTAGTATATTTTCGCTTAGATCATCAAAACCATTTATCTCTGTCTTGGCTCCCTGATCGTCAAACTTCTTTACTGCCTCCAAAAGCTCCGGCCAGCTATCATACTTTATTCTTCTTGATCCCATAGCAATCCCTCTCAATCATCTTATGGTAGTTTTCAAGCCTCTTTTCAAACTCTCTCTTCCTGGATAACCTCTCAGACTCTATCCATTTCCGTTGTCCGTTTTGGTCTTTGGATAACTTCTCACTTATCATCTTCTACCCCCATCCATATATCTAGTGAATATTTGTATTTATTTATGTATCTATCCTTTTCAGTTATGAGATTATTCCATATCAGCGGTCTTAGTTCTTGCAATATCCTGTTCTCTATATGAATTTTCAGTAGTTGTGGATTGTCTTGTAAATAAACTATATCTCTCATATCCATAAGCACTTGTGCTCTATAATGCCTTGGTAATATGGTCTTATACACCACAGGATATGGCTTTTTAGGAAGTGCTTCTTCATATAGCCTTTTAAAATGTTTTGCTTTCTGCCTTGCGTTCATTCCTTTCCCTCACTTTCTGCCATAATCCCACGCAAACTTGTGATTGATTTCATTAAGCTCACGTCTCAACTTGATTATGTCTGCCTGTATCACTGTATAGTGACTATAATATGAATTGTCCTCATAGGATTTTTCTGCATATCTAATTATTCTGTCTAATGACTCCTTGCAATATTTAAGGTCTGCCATAATTTCTTTTTTAGTTGCGCTCATGTTTCCTCACTTTCTACCTTTAGAGCATTGATTTTCTGTTGAATAATCTCCTTACGCAATTTCTCCACAACTTCCCAAGACTCTGTCTGTATTCCGAAAGATTGTTCGCTCATTTCCAAATCAATTTCTTCAAGCATAGCCGCCATATCAGCCTTTAAGCGGTTTTCGTAGTCGGCTTTTGGTATAGCTTGTACTGTTGGTGCATCTTCAATCAAGCGAATCATATCTGGCGTACCAAAATCTTCTTGCTCAAAAAAACTTAAATCCGGTATAGAATCAATTAAAATATCTTCATCAATCAATCTTCCCATCTTCTACCTCCCCTATCAAGGAATATAGCTGACTTCTCACAATGCCTATCTGCTCATCTATATAGCCTTTCAAGCGTTCCTGCCTGTCGCCCTTGAACCACTTAGCCTTAAACTTCGTAAGTGTATTTCTGTAACGATCTTCTGAGGAATCGCCACTCTGCCACCATTCCAAATCATGCAGAACATCACACAAATCTCTTATCAAATCATTCATTTCAACGTCATACATTCTGTTTTCACATTCCATTGACAATGTGCTATATATATAGCTATAACTTCCTCCGCTCATGTGTCCTCACTTTCCGCCATCTTTACACCGCAGTTGGGGCAAAATGGATATTTATAATCAAATACTTCATGCCACTCCCCCATTTCGGGGTCTATATGCTTTCCATGGCATACTGAACACTTATATTTTCTGTCTGTTATTATTCCATTACCCCAATCATCATGCGTTTCTATCCAATGCCCTGTCTTTGGCTCTTGTAGTGTTACTGATGGCATAACTCTTATTGCGTCTATACTTTCTTGCATAGCATCATCACCGCTGAAATTCTCGCCCCACTTCTGCATCATAAGGTCAATTACTGCCTGTCTGCTGATACAATCAACTCCTAAATCATTCTTAACAGCTAATTCCTTTTCAGCTTGTTCCTCTGATACTCCAAAATCATGTGCATAAGCCTTTATATTCTGCTTGTGGTGTTCTAAATCATTCTTAGTAGTTGGCTCATAATCGCAATACTTGTGATTTACACAGTTATTGCAATCTGTATGTTCACAATCTACTTTGTCATTCTTAGTAGTTGGCTCTTGCTCTTCCGGATCGAACTCGCACTCCCTTGACTCGCAAGAATAGCTTTTGTTTTTGTAGTCAAACATAATCAAGTGCTTGCAATTCTTACAATCTCTCATATATCCCCCTTATAACTGTGGGCTGCTGCCATGATCGTATAACCACTTCTCAGCGTATGCCTTTTCCTGTTCTGTTGCGTTTCCAAGGTGATAAAGCATTTTACGCAACGACAATTCAACAACTTCATCAGATGGAATCGGCATTTTATAAAAGCCTCTTGCTTGCCATTTCAGATAAAATTCTTTGAATTTCTCAACGTCCAGCGTCCTGATCGCTTCGTCGCGCTCTTTTAGCCAAATATCATGCCATTGCTTTTTATTCATGCTCTCTTATTCCACCTTTCTACTGCTTCCTCGGCTGTCTTCCAGCCTCCTGGATGTTCCATTTCACAGCCGCAATGATCGTTTGTGCAGCCCACATAATAAGCCTCTCCGCTAGTGGGTCTCTCTGTCCCTGAAAAATACCATAAAGCTGCATCCCCTCCGCAAAACGGACAAGGAAGTAATTTAGGATCATTTATCTGAATCATTCCCAACCTCCTGAATCTCTAAAACATTCCTCAAACTCCCAATAACCTTCGTTTTCCTCTTCGTCCTCCAAAACGAAATAAGGGCACTCTGTATTGTGACATTCGCAGTCGTTATAACAATAGTCGTGGCGCCACTCATGTATAGCGTCTTTTTCCTCTAACCACTTCTCACGCCTTGCGTCTTCTTCGTAATCACTCATAATCCCTCCATAAAATCAAAAATACTCATTTGTCCGACTGCTGCCTTTTCAGGTATAAAGTCAATGTTTTCTTCAATACGCCTCTTAGCAATATTGAAATACTTTTCGTCTATCTCTACGCCGATAAAGCCTCTGTTTGTACGCTTGCAAGCTATACCT